GATTCCAACAGTTGACTCATCACTTCACTCTTTTCTTTGCCCAATGGTTTGAGCATCTCAGCCATCTTTTCCTTACGTTCCATCAAGTCTGCCTGTCTTTTGGACTCGGCTATTTTAGACTCAATCACCGCTTGTTTCTCTTCGATGACTTTCTCAGCGTCTTTCAACTTAAGAGTGGTTTCATCCACAACTTTCATTAACTTCGCAGTCTCAGATTTCTCATTTAAGTAAGAATTCTGGTACTCTGAAGCAAACGCTTCGAATATTTTCTTGCCAAAGTTGACTTCTCTGGCCGCTGTGATGTCTTCCTTCAGAGATTTTAACTCTTCAGCAAGTTTTTTGTTAACAGCAGACTCTACAACTTTAGCAGATCTTGTTATGAAAGCCTCTTTCATCTTGGCCATTTGTTTTTTGGCTTCGGCTACTAGTTTGACTTTCGTTTCCACAACGCCTTTTTTGTCTTCATGGAACTCTTTGATTTCTTTTGCAAGAGCGTTTACTACGAACTCTTCCATTTTCTTGAAGTTTTCATGAACACCTTTTCTGTCGCTGTGTAGTTCTTTTAACTCCTCGTTTAATTTAGAAAGGATAAAACTTTCTAATTTAGCAGAGTGTTTGCCCACGTTTTCTTTGTAAGCAATTTTTTCTTGTGCAAGTGCTTTTCTGTCCTCAACAAACTTTGTGATCTCTTCAGATAACTTCTCGTTCATCATGGTATCGATAGCCTCGATCATGTTTGCTTTATCGTGTTCGTATCTTTTAGCAAACTCTTCTCTCAACTCAGCACCTACTTGTTCTTTGTTTTCTTTGATTTTCAAGTCCCAAGCCTCTTGGATGCCTTTTTGTACATCTTCAGAGATCGCTCCAGACTCTACTAATTTTGATATTGCGTCTATCATGTTATTTCAGGTCCTTTATTATGTTTGTTAGTGCCTCTTTCAGGAACTTTTGTGCTTTTGGGTCATTTCTAACTTCAGCCGCCAAACCTTTTGCCATGTTACCACCTTTGGTGTTCATCAGGTGTTCGTAAATTGGCGTAGGGTAAGCACCCGGTGCCGAAGGTTGGGCCACAACATCTACTGTGATGATCTCGAAGTCTGAAACTTCACCGCTTCCGTATTCGTTCATGTTACCTGAACCCCTACTTGAAACTCCTAGTTTCACACCTGATTCCAACATAGTCTTGACAAGTTGACCCATTGGTGTTGGTAAGATTTTCATCTTACCGTATCCATTTGGACCGTCCATCCACATCTCAGTGATCATATGTGATACACGATCCAAATTAATCTTTAAATCATCTGGATGATCCACTTCACCTAACACAGAGTATCCAGAACTTATCTGATCATTCAGTGTTTTCGTTGCTTTCGCAATTTCCTGCACTGGATAGATCCTTTGATTTGCGTTCTTGATCCCACCTTGAATACAGATACCTTTCATGTACAAATCTTTGCCGTCTTTTCCTTCGTGCAAAACCTGTACTCTGGCCTGATCAAATGTTAGATTCTCTCTTAGGTATAGTGCTGACATCCGATGTCCTCCGTTAAATCAACAATTACTTTGTAGCAATTGGTGATTTTGCAGATTTGTCTGAACCATCCGCGGTGTTAGCCTTCTGCGCCTTCATTGCAGGTGCTTTGTCTTTACCTGGAGTGTTCGCGAACTCGCCCATCTTCTGTGCAGTTGGAGCCGGTCTTCCGTTGTCGTCTGCTCCGCCTTTGGCAATGTTGTCACCACCTTTTGGCATTTTGTTTCCTGCATCTTTTACTGGAGATTTCGCTGACTTGTCTGAATGGTCTGCGTTGTCGGCTGACTTCTGGATCTTGTACTCGTCCATTTTCGCTTTTTTCATGTCATCCTTCTTCGCTTCCATTTCAACTTCTGGAGTTGGCTCTAAAGATTCTTCTTTGTCCATGTCACCCATGTCCTCGGCGTCATCTTTTTTGCCCATCATTGCTTCGAATTCTGCTTTTAATTCATCTAAAGCGTCTTCCAAGTCAACAACTCTGTCTTCCATGTCTTCTTCACCTTTGTCAGCGTCCATGTCTGCTGGCATTTCTTCGCCGTTGTCTGCATCCATTTCGCCTTCTTCTTCGGAAGAGATGTCTTTAACCAATTCGTCAGTTGCGTCACCGCCTACTTCTTCGATTGATTCTTCTTCAGTTGTTTCTGATTCTTTTGCTTCGTCTTCTAACTCAACAACTTCATCAACTTGTTCGTCTTTAGACTCCTCAGAAGTTTCTTCAACTTTGTCATCTTTTGCTTCTTCTGTAGTTTCTTCTACTTTCTCTTCTGTAGTTTCTTCTACTTTCTCATCTGTAGATGCTTCTGTTTCTTTAACTTCTTCGTCTTTTGCTTCAGCAGTCACTTCTTCGTCTGCTAAATTTTCGTAGATATCTCTTGATTTTTCAACTACGATTTCGTGGAATAAAGCCTCTGCTTTATCGTTTTCTTCGTTTATTAGCAACTCTAATAAACTCTCAAATTTATTATTTGACATTTTACACGTGCTCCTTTTTTAATAGGTCGATTTGTACTTATAAGTGTTTGTATTTACATCAAAAAGGCTTAAATGGAGGTTGAAATGGTGCTAAAAGGCGGTTTTTTATTAAATTTTTATCTGTAGGTCGAATTTTGAAAGAAAATCCTCAGTTGTGGGGTGATCTATGTTGCCCGCCCATCCCAGATCCTTGGGTTGGAACCAGCCCTTTGGTATCACACGATGGAAGTTTACATCTTTGAAGTCCTGTAGGCAACGTTTGGTTTGGTTCATCCAGTTTCCATAAAAAGTTGCTTCGTCATTACGCTTTTTGTAATTCCTGGTATCACCGAACATGTTGTTTAGTTTGAATCTTTTGCCGTCGTTGTGTCCTTGGTAGTCAAAGCCCAGGATGTATATCTCTTTGAATCCGTGCTCGCAGGCCATACGCAAAGCAGTTGGTCCGCTAGACCAACCCAGGCTGGGTTTGAACCAGTTGCAATGATCCATTATCTTTTTGTTTCTTTCATATTGAGCATTGTAGTTTGACCATACTTTATTTTGTAACATATAGTCGGTCTCCGCTATCTCCAATATCATCTTTGGATCAACTGCTATTAGAAAGTGTGGTCTGTGTGTTCTGTAAACGGCATTACAGGCGAACACGGTGCCTTTATCCTTGAGATCATTTATTTCTATGCCCTTACGTGATTCACCGTTACCTAGTACGAATGCTATGTTGGACATTATAACCCTAAGTTATCGTCTTGTGCAGGTTGTCCGTACATCTTTTGGACGAATACTGCTTCTTCCTTCTGCTGTGCATCATGTTCTTCAGATGCCAGTCTCATAGAGTTGATCTGTTTCAGTGTTAGTCTGGTCTTCCTGGTGTCCTCTGAGTCCAATATGGAGATGTCGTTCTCTGGCTCATAGGTCTTGTCCTGTTCAAACCCGTCTGCTGTGTATGTGAAGAATTCAAATAGTTTCATCGTTGGTATTTAATCCTTTAGACCTGGCCTCCGCCACCTGTTCCACCCGGTGTCGTTCCACCACCTCCTGGCGTCTGTCCCGGCTGTCCAGGCTGTGGTGAGCCCGGTTCTGGTGATTCTGGTTCCGCTGTCGGTTCCTCGAACTGGTCTAGGTCCCCTGTTATGCCGGACTGTGTGACTCCAGCACTTCTGAGTTGATTGGACTTGGTCTGTTTCTTCTGTGGCACGTTGTTCTCTTCAGCCCATAGTTCAGCATTCCTTGCCATTTCCTCTTCAGATAATCCTAGATATCTCTTCAGTGCAAATCTTTTACTCATGTAAGGCAGTTCTGCAACCGCCGTGAATGTGTTGACCCTTGCTTGGTCCATCTCGGTCTGCCTGTATTGAGCAAAGTTCTGTGGTGGATTCAATTTGAGTTCGAACATTCCACTGTCAATGTTGTAACCTTTTGATTTGATCCACAATTTGAATTCTTCGTCAAATGTTCCAGCCAACATTGATTGTAATCTCGCACAATACTTGTTGAATCTCAGTTCCTGTATGTACGCGGTTCCAACTCTTCCGTCGTTGTACTGCTGTTGTCCATCTTCCGCACCTGTCGGCAGGTAAGAACTTGGGATTCTCAATCCCCTAAACAGTTTGTTTGTGAAATATCTCAAGTCATCTATCTCACCCAGGTTGGTACCACCTGGTAGTGTGTCTACCTTAGATCCTCTACCTTCTGCCGTCTGCGGGAAGAAATAATCCTCGTTGATACTCATCGGATTGTATGTTGCATCAATGAAGTTTGTACCTCCTGCTGTAGAAGGAATTCTTCTCTGGTTGATCTCGTTTTTGACTCTTTCAACGAACTGCATCGCCAAGTGTGTGGGCATGTTACCCACGTCTATGTAGAATACTCTTCTTTCAGGTGCTCTCTGTACCCTGTAAATGATGATTGCGTCTTCTAATAATTCTTTCTGTTTGTAAACTTTGAAAACTTGTTCAAGTACCGACTGTCCAAACGGAAATAAGTTGTCCAATCCGTCTGACATTGACATGTGGATCACATGTTCTGCGTTTATGTTGTATGCATTCATGGTCTTGTAGAATCTGCCACCTGCATTTCCGCCAGCGAAGCCTGACATGTTGTTTGTGGCCCCTGCGTTTGCATAACTTGAACCATACGCCGCCGTACCGCCACCTGTGGTTCCACTCCCACCATAAGTTTGGTTTGGTGTTATCTGTGTTGCTGATAATCTCTGTAGGTTTGGATTGATGTCTCTGATCACATACTGTTCCGGTTTCTTGCCTTCGGATTCGTTCACGACGATCCTGTCAACCTTGGCGTTGTCAACGTACAACCATTTCTGTGTCTCTGGATCTCTCACGAAGAAACAGTCTCCGTATTTCAGTGCGTTCCTGAATATCCTAAAAATTCTTTTATTGAACTTATTACTTTTTGTCCATTGTTGCAAGGCCTTCTTAAGCAGTTTCACTTCGTGTTCTGTGGTCTCGTCTTTGAACACAAGATCAAACGGAGTTTCGTTTTCGGTGTTCTTCTGTGTTGAAAACTCTGCCAGTATATCCAATGCCGCGTTGATCTCCGAGTCTGAATCCATCTGGTCATACTGGAAGTATCTCTGTATCCTATTGGGGTGTCCTGTGTACACGTCCGGCAGGTAAGAACTGTAGTTCCTCTTGGCGAAGTTGGGCACCTTCTCACCTGATATGGGAGAGAGGTTAGCGTCTTTGAAGTATTTTTTCCAAGCCATACTTTATATTACAATCTTTTCCTCATTTAAGCAACCTAAACTAGGCCCACTTGATTACGATCTTTACGTGCCGTGGTTTCTACGGCTTTCAGTGCCCTAGATTCCACTGCTACAAGCGTATTTACGCCATTGACCATATTCGTAAGGCTTTGATTGGTGCTGTTCAGTGCTGTTACCATGGAATTCATTTTGCTCTCAAGAGCCTCTGTATTGAAAATTTTCTTCAGATCATTATTGGCAGTCACAGCACTGGCCGTGCCCGATGTGACAAGTTCCGGTCCACGTTCACCTGTGAGGTATGTTCGACCTGCATCCATGCCACCACCAAACTGTCTACCGTCATATGCCTTAATTGCACCATAACCTGCTCCCAACAAACCACCGATTATGGCACCTCCTGGTCCAAACACAGCACCGGTCAAGGCGCCAGAAGCCGCCGCACCTACTATTCCCAGTGCCTTGCCTCCGGGTGTCTCCGCGCTCTCGGCCAGTCCCCCGGAGTATGCCAATCCGGCCACACCGGCTCCGGCCATTCCCACTCTTCCAAGTGCCGAACCACCCATCTTTAGGCCTGATTTCAATCCACCGATGCTCTGCATCACACCACTGTTACCCAGTCTCGTACCTGCGGCGATGATACCGATCTGCATGGCCTTATTAAACAAGAACTTGCCCGCCAGTCCTGCTGTGAATAAACTCGCCGTCAGGTAAGGTGCCTTGGCCAAAGCAGTTGCTATTCCGCCCGCACCACCCATGATGCCTTGTATTCCACCTATCAGTCCGCCCAGTGCTGGACCAAACGCACTCAACAAACCTGTCTCGATGGCCTGGAATTGGCTAGACAGTACTTTTGTGGCCTGTTCGAATGTTGTGAGGTTACTGACGAGGCTTGTTGCTGACTTGTTCTGTTCGTCTAACACAGCACCTGTGTCTGTTACCCTTCTACCTAATTCAATTATGCCACCTTGCAGGGCCAAAAACTCCACCTGTCCTGTGACTGTGGCCTGTCTGAATCTTTCTATGCTAGACGACGAGGCATCTCTGATTCCCACCAATGCCTGTTCGGCAGACACGGTACCGTTTATGAGACTCCTGATGATACTTTGTGCCTGTGGTATGTTCTGTACCAACGCCAAAGCCGATTCGGTAACAGGTACTCCTGCATTTGCGATCAGGTCTTGGAAACCTTCCGCAAGTTCCGGACTGATGCCGGCCACTGTACCTGCGAACGCCTGTAATCTTTGTCTGGTCTCATCTGTCTGACCTTGCAAGGCCGCTTGGAATCTTTCATTACTCTGTTGTGCCTCGATCTGTTGCCTTAGTTCATCCCTCTGTTGTCCAGTGAGTTTAGCCAGTCTATCTAGTTGTTCTGCAAAGTTTATCGCACTATTCGTCCTCTGGGCATCGGTGAGTTGGTTAAGTATTCCTGTTCTTCTCTGTGCATCCAAGTTCAACAATAGTGTTTCATTGATCTCATCAACGGTGAAGCCCAGTGGAGCCAGTCTATCTATTCCCACTTCCCTGGTTATCCGTCCTAAGTTAGCGATTGCTCTAGCACCTTGTGTGGTGGAACCAAACAGTGCGGCCAAGTTCTTAGAATTGCTGGCCACTAGTGTTGCAAAATCATCCAACGGTAATGCCGCATTGGCCGCCGCGACCCTAAGGTCAACTATACTTTTACCAAAGTTAGCACCTGACTGTGAAAGTTGTCTGAATGTCTCTATGTTTACATCAAGCCTCTGTCCCAGTGTGCCAAGGCCTTTGATGTTGTCAGTGAATGCACTGATGGACCCTTGTCCCTCGAACGCCGCCTTGCCGAGACCAACGAAACTGTCGCCCAGTTTCTTGCCGATCTCCAGCATCCGATCATTCTGCTTGATCTGGTTCTCGGTCTGCTTGATCTGTCGTTCGATGTTCTTGTATTCTTCCTGGTCGGCCTTGTACAGTTTCTGCGCCAGTTGTAGTTCTTTTATGAGGTTCTTGTTGTTCTCGTTGTCTAACTTGTTCTTCTTTTTGGCGTTCTCTATGGCCTTCTTGGCCTCCTCGGCCGCTTTCCTCCTTGCGGCTGAATTACCACCTGTCGTACCGCTGTCGGCTATCTCTTGCAGGTCCTTGATTATCTGTTCTAGTGTTGCCATACGACTTTAAAATTTACCTTTTTGTACGCATATAAATATTGACACCTATACGCTGTTAGTGTATATTTATAGTATTAAAAAATGACAGAAAACGCCAACCCATTAAACAAGTATTTCAGGCAACCGGCACTGTACGTGTCATTGCCTTCGGGGACTAATTACCCGCCACATGTGGTATCACAATCACAGAGCGGTGAGTTAGCGGTCATGCCCATGACGGCCAAGGACGAGATAAGGTTCAAGACACCAGATGCTCTGATGAACGGACAAGGTGTGGTGGATGTGATACAAAGTTGCTGTCCGGAAATCAAAGATGCCTGGCAGATCAAGAGTCATGACCTAGATACAATACTGATTGCCATAAGGATTGCCACATACGGCGAGACCATGGAGATCAATTTCAACGTGCCCGGGACCAACGATACGGTAAGTCACACTGTGAATCTGCCGTCCCTGTTGGAGGACATAAAATCACAAAAGATAGACACGCATTTCGTACTCAAGGACGGGTTGAAGATCCTTGTGAGACCACTGACGTACAAGGACATGACATCCACATCTCTGCAAACTTTCCAACAGCAGAAGATCTACACGGCGGTACAGGACAGCCAACTATCCGACGAGGAGAAGGGCAAGAGATTCAACGAAGCATTTTCTAAACTGACAGAACTCAACTCCAACATACTTCTACGGAACATCGCGTCGGTCACGATGACAGATGGCACGGAAGTTACGGATCCCATTCAGATCAAAGAGTTCGTCGACAACGCCAACGCCTCACTGATAAAAGAGATAGAGGAACATGTGGCAAAAATGAGATCACAGGGTGCTGTCAAACCTCTGAGGTTAAAGGCCACAGAAGAACAGATCAAGAAAGGTGCACCCGCATCTTATGAAGTGCCCGTGACTTTTGACACAGCAAATTTTTTCGTATAACCTTGCTTTCACAAACGGATTCTGACATCATAAAAACCTTGAAAAAAATGGAGGACAGTCAAAAAGAATTGAAACATGAATTGGTAAAAATATGTTGGTACATGAGGGGCGGATTGACTTACTCAGAGGCCAACGCCTTGAGTCCATCTGAACGTGAGATAATCGCACAACTGGTCAAAGATAATCTGGAAACTACCAAAAAAAGTGGTCAGCCTTTCTTCTAGAATATAGTATACTATAATGGTATTGAAAAATGCAGATAATTAACACTTACATATGTCCGAAAAAGACCTAGTCAAGGAACTCAAAGCAGAAATCGTCGAAATCACAAAAGACCGTGATGACGCTCTGGCGAAAGTCAAGAGCAAGGAGAGCCGGATGAAGCAGGTGTTGATCAAACTGGAACACAGAGAACAGGACGTCCACAGTTGTGGACACAAGATAGGTGAGCAGAACAAGGAGATCGCGGAACTCAAGGCCAAGTTGGAGACCAAGAGCAGGCTCCTGGACGAGGCACTGCAAAAGATAAAGGACATCAATGAAGATTCAACACAGAAAACAGACCCCCACACAGACGATCCGGAAGTGGATCAGTAATTTCGTAACCAAACCAAATCCCGTGTTCGGTGATCTACCACCTTGCCCTTACGCACAGAAGGCCATTGTTGACAACCGGGTGGAGTTCGTCGAACTCAACGCCACCGCTGACTGGACTACAATCTACCAGTTGATATGGAACACTGATTTCGATGAGAAGGACGTGTTATGTGTGATAGCGGATCCACGACAGTTCACGGCACAGGAGACCGTCAGCATGGCGGATGTGCTCAACGAGAGATTCATGCCACGTGATGTGGTGATCCTGGAGGACCACCCAGACATAGATGAGAGTGTTAAGGGCGTGAAGTTGAACAACGGCCATTACACCCTGTTCCTGGCACAGCGATTGAGCAAACTCAATAAATTTTCAAAGATGTTGGAAGCAGGTCCCTACTACAAAAATTGGTCTAGGTCTTATCTCGAATCAGTGAAAGGTTTCCGAGATCCCGAAGGTTCTCGATCCTAGAGTCCCTCCTACACAATCTACGATATTCCTTCTTGTTGGTGCTCCACTGCGTTCCCGTCCACCACTCGAATCCCCTGTAGTTGGCCTTGTATTCCGATGACGTCTCGTAGCCTGATCCCATGTAGAAGTAACTGACGTAGTTGTTGGAGGCCCAGTCGATCTCCATGTCCAGCGTGATGTCCGATATGGGTATGGTGTTGGCGTGTATCACGGACTCCACACCCGCGAGGTCCTTGCTGTCGTAGGTGTCTATGGTGCTGTAGTTCTCCTCTTGCCAACGGTACTTCTTCTGCTTGGTGAATCCCACTATGTTGTCGGCGGTG